GAGCACCTACTTTAAATGGTAGTATAGCTACATATGATTTACGTGAAAGCAGTAACTCAGGTTCTGCTGCTAGTGTAACAAGTGCAGCTCAATTAGTAGTTAGTATTAATGGTGTTGTTCAAAAAGCTAATACAGGGACGTCTGCTCCGGCAGAAGGCTTTGCGTTAGTTGATGCTAATACCATTGTCTTTGGTGCTAACTTAGCTAGTGGAGACTCTGTATTTATAGTACAGATAGGATCTGCTGTAAGTATCCCTACACCGGGAGATGGTACAGTAAGTGCAGCTAAGATTGCAAGTGGAGCAGTTACTACAGCAAAGATTGCAGACGATGCAGTAACAGAAGCTAAGATTGCAGATGCTTCAGTAGATGAAGCTAGACTAAAAATATCTAACTCACCAACTAATGGCTACTTCTTATCAGCACAGTCTGGTAATACAGGTGGTCTAACTTGGGCACAGGTAGATACTGGCGTAACAAGTGATGCACAAAGTAATACCGTAGCTGGTACAAACGCTGGAGATAGTTTTAGTGGTACAGATGCTACTTATAATACTTTAATTGGTAAAGATGCTGGAACTGCTGTTACTGACGGAGATAATAACACAGCTATAGGTGCTGTAGCATTAGCAACAAATACTACTGGTCAGCATAATACTGCTGTGGGTATGGGTGCTTTAAATTTAAACACCACCGCAGGAAATAATACGGCAGTAGGTCGTTCATCATTAGCAGCAAACACAACTGGAACGCAGAATACAGCAGTTGGAGCTTTATCTCTTGATGCTAATACCACAGCAGATTTTAATACAGCTATTGGTAGTCAGGCTTTAACAACAAATTCAACTGGAGCTAGTAATACTGCTGTAGGTCAAAACGCATTGGCTGATAATACAACGGCTTCTGGTAACACAGCAGTTGGTAAAAGTGCTTTAAATGCTACTACAACAGCAGGTGGTAATACAGCAGTTGGAACAGATTGTTTAGATGCAAACACAACAGGAACTAATAACACCGCAATGGGTAGAGATGCTTTGGGTGTTAACACAACAGGTGGAGAGAATGTCGCAATCGGCTATCTTGCTTTAGATGCAAACACTACTGCTTCAAACAATGTAGCTGTAGGTTACAACTCCTTAGGAGCAAACACAACCGCAGATAATAATGTGGCAGTTGGTAGGTCAGCATTAGGAGCAAATACAACTGGAGATCTTAATACTGCCATTGGTAATTTTGCAATGGGCAACTGCACCAATACTGATAGAAACGTAGGTGTAGGATATGCAGCTTTACAAAATATAGCAGCAGATCAAGGAGACACATATCATACTTGCGTTGGGTATTTTGCTGGTAATGCTCTAACAACTGCAACACAGCAAACTCATGTAGGTGCTAATGCTGGTCTGAATGTTACAACTGGAGATAGATGCACGTTTATGGGTTATAACGCTGGTGCAGCTACTACGACAGGTGTAGATAACACAGCAGTAGGAAGAGCAGTTTTTCAAAGTAATACAACAGGTGGAAGTAATACAGCAATAGGGTCAGGTGCTTTAGCATCAAACACAACTGCTTCTAACAATACTGCTGTAGGTAAAGACGCATTAGGAGCAGCCACAACTGGAGGTTCAAACGTAGCTGTAGGTAATGTTTGTTTAGACGCTAATACTACTGGTGTTGCTAATAGTGCAGTAGGATTTGGAGCGTTAGGAGCAAATACAACTGCTAATTATAATAGTGCGTTAGGTTATGGTGCGTTGGGAGCAAACACAACTGGAAGTAACAATACAGCCGTTGGAACTTCTGCTCTAACAGCAAACACAACAGCAACTAAAAACACAGCCGTAGGTCAAAATTGTCTACAAGCAAACACGACTGGTGGTGAAAATACGGCTGTAGGTACTAATGCTTCACTCAACTGTACAACTGGAGCAGGAAACGTAGCTTTAGGTGTTTCAGCCTTGCAGAGTGTTACAACTACGAGTAATAACACTGCTGTAGGTTTTGAAGCATTGAAAGCACAGACAAGCGGATATATGAACACAGCAATAGGTAGTGTTGCTGGAAATGCAATTACTGGTGGTCATAATAACGTAATGATAGGTAGACAAGCTATGTACAGTGCAACTGGGGTTAACAAGTCAGTTGCTATTGGTAGTGGAGCTATGTACAGTCATACTGGTAGTGGTGATGAACATAATGTTTATATTGGTTATCAAGCTGGTTATGACGGGACTACTGCATATTCAAATACTTTTGTAGGTGGTCGTGCTGGAGTAGCTATTACAACAGGTAATAATTCTACATTTATCGGAAAAGAAGCAGGGGGATCCGTGACAACTGGTAGTCATAATATTTGTTTAGGTAATGATTCTAGTCCATCTTCTGCTACTGCAAGTAATGAGTGTACCTTGGGTAGTAGCAATATAAGTGATTTACGTTGTAATGACACAAGTATTAGTTCTTTATCAGATGAAAGAGATAAAACAGAAATTATTGATTTACCAATAGGATTAAACTTTGTAAATAGCTTGAAACCTAGAAAATTTAAATGGGCAACAAGAGATGGCAACATAAAAGATGGCAAATATAGAGCAGGGTTTATAGCTCAGGAACTACAAGCTTTAGAAGCCACAAAATCTGCAGATTATCTTAATTTAGTTTTAGACGAAAACCCAGATAAATTAGAAGCAAAAGAAGGTCATTTAGTCCCTGTTTTAGTTAAAGCAATACAAGAACTATCCGCAAAAGTTACCGCCTTGGAGGGCAAATAAATGGAAGAAAGAACAGCCGATAAAGTAGCAGCTATTTTTGCTGCTGCTGGCGATAGCGTTACATTAATTAATGGTGGAAAGCGAGAGTGGGAAACTGCTGACGAATGGAAGGAAACTGCTAAACGTAACGTAGAACATCTTGAAATTATCAAGGGTTATAAAAAAATAGATGGAACCACCTCCATCTGGACTTCAGAAAGTTTTACAGCAATAGATAAAGCAATTGTAGATGGTAAGAAAGTCTACGGAGGCTAAATGGCATTAACACAAATAACAGAAAAAGGTATTAAGGATGGAGAAATTCTTAATGCCGATGTAAACGCTAGTGCAGCAATAGCAGGTTCAAAGATTAATCCTGATTTTGGAAGTCAAGGTATTACAACAACAGGTGTTGCAAGTATTGGAAATGGTTTAACTTTAACTGGTACTAATCCATATATTGATATAGTTGATTCTAATAATAATGATGATTTTACTATAAAAAACGATAATGGAACATTTAAAATACAAGACAAAACTGATACTGCCGATAGGTTCAATATAGATTCGTCTGGAAGGATGGGGATAGGTCTTACTCCTTCATCTGATACTGGTTATATGTTGCAATTAGGTAGTGGTGGATCTCAAACTTTTATGACTTTTGCAACTTCTGGTTCAGGAGTAGGTGCAACCAATGGTCTTATAGTTGGTAATGATACTGCTAGAGCATATTTTACACAAAGAGAAAATCAACCAATTTTTATAGCTACTAATAATATAGACCGTGTAGCTATAGATGAAAATGGAAACGTAGGTATAGGCACAACAAGTCCATCAAATCTTTTACATGTAAAAGGTTCTGGACATGACAAAGTGCTTGTAGAATCTACTGGAACAAACCATGCTGTTGGTATGCAAATTACACACGCTAGTGGAAATGCTGCTGAACAAGTTTGGCAATTACAAACTAACTCTGGTGCTTCTACGCAAAAAGATTTAAGTGTTCGTGATGCTACTGCTGGTTCTTTTATTGCAACTTTTAGAAAAGGAGGAGGTATAACCTTTAACGGAGACACCGCAGCAGCCAACGCACTTGACGACTATGAAGAAGGTCAATGGGCACCTAATGTAGCTACAGGAACAATTAGTTATTCAAATGCTTACTATACTAAGGTTGGAAGATTAGTTACTATACAAGCAAAACTTGAATCTTTTTCAAATGCTTCTAGTTCTTCTGGTGTAGCAATTGGAAATTTACCTTTTACAGGCGGAGTTACAGATGTAGCCGTTGGAAGTGTTATGTATACTTATGTTAGTGAAGCTCATGCTACTGTTACATATTTAAATAGTTCTAGTCAGTTAGAAATATATGGAGGAAGTTCAGGTAATTGGGCGGCTGTACAACATAGTGAATTAAATTCTTCAGGTAATACTACAATGTTCTTTATAGCTACATATCAAACTACATAGACCGTAGCTACGTCTTAAAACTAAGCCTAAACCTGTTTTAATCGGAGATTAATCCTAATGGCACTTACAGAGTCAATCGAATACGACAAGATAGAAATTGTCGGAACATACAAAGCGGTACAAGTCCGTAAAGCAACTGTCATCAAAAAAGATGGTATAGAACTTACAAGATCTTTTGAAAGATATGTACTCCAAGCTGGTACGTTAGATGCTTCTGACAACCTAGTTGATACTGACATATCAGCAGAACCAGCAGAAGTATCTGCAATCTGCAATGCTGTATGGACTACTGATGTAAAAGCTGCGTGGAAGGCTAAACTAATAGCAGATAAACCAGCATAGTGGAAATACCCACCATAGTATTACCACCTACTCAAAAAATAAAAACAGTAGAAATACCTTTACCTACAGCTGACGTACCTTACTACGTTCCTATGGTTGTACCTCCTAGCGATCTTCGAGATGAAAAAGGAGTAAAACCAAAAACAACTGAAACGGAAACACCGCCAGCTCCAAAACTAAACATACCACCCTTACCACCAATTCCTATACCTTCGACTGAGGTTTTAGTTACAACTAGCATAGCAGCTGTTACAGCAGTTGCGGCTACAACTTTTACACAGCCGATTATAGAAAATATTAAAAAGAAACTACAAAAATTCCTACAAGGTAAAATCAACAAATGGAAGGAAAACCACCTGAAAAAGAAGATAAAAAAGGACTGATAGGTAAGCTAAAAGATGCTGCTGAAGATAAGGAGCATCAGATAGAAATCTTAGGTACCTTTGTTAGATTAGGTGTAGTTGTCTGGTCTGGGTTTATTATTACTATGAATTACGTAGACATACCGATGGTAAAAAAATCTGGCAACAGCGATATCACGTTCGTCGCCAGCGTTTTTACGGGAGCTTTAGCAACATTCGGTTTGACTACAGGTAAAAATGGTGGTAGTAAAGGTCCAGTAAACTGCCCAATGAATAAAAAAATAGACAAACCAAAAGTATGAAAAAATGGCTCATACTCTTAGCTCTGATATCACCCAGCATAGCAAGAGCAAACACGGTGACTCCTTCCTTCACAACAGGAAGTATGCAGTCAACAACAACTACACAACAAACTATAACAGAAGAGATAGTACACGAAATCGAAGGTTCAGCTTCTTCATCTTGGAGTGGTACAAACATTACTGTAACTGGTGGAATAGGAGCAGACAATACAACCTATGCACCAACAACCAACGCAACGGATTGGGATCTACAGATTACAACCAGAGACGCTGGTACTATCGAAACCATAACAATAGATCGGGTAATCGAAACAGATTCAACTACCTCATCTTACTCTATCTTCTCTCAATAGGTACACCCGTACTTGCTGAAGGTGAGGATAACAACGTAAGTAACCCTGTGGCCGCTGCTACGGGAAATGTGACTAATCAAGCTGTGCAATTTCAGAACAATGGAGCACAAAGTAGACAGTATTATGGACCTAATATAAGCTGTAATGGCAGTACAATGACATTCCAGCCTTTTTATATGGGTAATCATACTAAACCGCTTGATGAACATATGCAACCTAGTAGCTATACGTTAGCAGAAAATTGGGGGTTTCAGATTAACTTTATGGTACCTCTAGATAAATCAGGTTACAAACAATGTAAAGAACTAGCCAAGCGTCAAGATGAAAAGATGCGGCTAGAATACGAAATTACAAGAGCACATAAATGTGCAGATCTTATGAAAAAGGGTTTTATGTTTAGACCTAATACACCTATGTCTAAGTTATGTCAAGATATAGTGCCTATAGTCAAAGCAAAACCTAAAAAAGAAAAGAAATTTAAACTATTTTAACACCAATGATTACTTTACTCAAACCAATTATTATAACTTTTGCTAAGTCTGACTCAGTTAAAAGACTCATCTTAGATGTTCTTAAAAAGTTAGTTGCTACCACAGATAATCAGCTAGATGATGCAGCTGTAGAGCTTATTGAAACTAAGATATTCGTATCAACTAAATAGTTTTAATGACTCAATTACTACCTTCACCTGAACATTATCTACAAAATTTAATAACAATGCAAAGTCCTGATGCAAAGAAGCTCTGGAGAAGAGCTATCAAAGAGCACTTCAACTGTACATGCGTTTATTGCGGAGAATTACATGAATTACACAATCTTACAATCGACCACGTTCGACCTAAATGTAAAGGTGGTAAAGATGTTACCACTAATGTTGTACCGTCGTGTCGTCGATGTAATCAGGAAAAGGGTAGTAGAAATTGGCTTGATTGGATGCGAGCCACGTTTGGATATCATCCAACACGGGAGCACGTGATCCTGTCTCATATTAATTAAAATGAACAAAGCTAACGAAGAGCAGTTTAATGAGCTGCACAATCTTGTCACTACGGAGTTTCTTAACAGAGTTCGTAATGGCGAGGCAACCACACAAGATCTTAAAGCAGCTTGTGACTGGTTAAAAGCTAATGATATTAGTGGTGTAGCCTATGATGGTAACCCATTAGATAAGTTAAGCAACCTTATACCTAAAGTAGATCCAGAGTTAGTAACTCGGAGGATGTATGGGAAAAGGTAAAGGTAAAACACAAACATATTATGATTCGCATCCTGACGCTAACAGAAGACGAATCGCTACACAAAAACGATATAACAAAGAAGGTGCAGCTAAAGGCAATGAAATTGCTAGGAAAGCTACAGCGTTAAATCGTAAATTAGGTACCTATGGTAATGGTGATGGTAAAGATGCCTC